TTGAATTCAAGCGTGCTGTTAATATTAACAGCTGCGGGTGTGATTCTAATGCCTTTGTTTGTGCTGTGATCGTGGTCATCAACTGCATCAATGGTGGTGTTTAAATCTGTTGCCCACGTTGGAGATGTAGTTGTTCCAACTGCCGGTTTTGCGATTGCTGTTATATTGGTTCCAGATGTTGCCATAGTATTTTTTTAGAAGAAGAATAGATCTGCTGTTACAGTTCCACCTGCTTTCAGGATCACTGTTGTTTCAGGAAAATCATTTACTGTTGCCGATTCATAAATTACCTGGGCTGCATTCTGCTTCAAAACTATCCATCCCTCCGGTTTCTGCTCCAAGCCATGATCCACAATTGTGTCTGCAGTTGTAATATCAAGATCCTGGACACGGTTGCCACTTGCAAAGGGCAACTGAAAAAGTGGATTCAGGGCCGTTGCAATGTAGCCCATCTGCTGGTCCGTTGCCGGTGATCCGGTTGCAAGTTGAGTAAATGAAGTCCTGCTCATGCAGTTGCTGTATTCCAGAGACTATTGTAACTGCTTACATCAGTTACCGTTGTTGGTTCTCCAAGATCCCGCATCTCTGAGACTGCAATGATACGGTCCTGGATCTGCTGCTTTACGGCAAAAAGTGCAGACACATCTGCTTCCTCTTTTATAAGGGCCGACATTGCACACGCAACAATTAAATATTCATCCCATCCTGAGTAGAAATCGTACCTACTTTCTATAGATCCAAATACAGTTGGATCTGCAAGACCAGATGAATTCAGGTCAGTATTGACAGTGTTTGCAGCAATTGC